GTAAAGTTACGCTGGGCGCAATATCAACTTTGTACGCGATGCCTTTGCGGGGCAATTGTCGCAGCAAGTTATCGAAGTAAACCCTCATAAATGGTATATGAGAAAATAATTTATAGTTTCCTTCGATTACGCCTCTCAACCATGCGTGGCCATTCTTATACCTGACCAAGGAAAACCCCATTTTAGCCAGTGTTTTACCAAGATGCGGTGTTAATACATAGCCGTGATTAGATGCACAGAAAAACGAGGAATAAAACTCGGTTTCCAGAATAGTGCTTACCTCAATTTTAGGTTTAAAACCCAACGCCTGAATCGTGTTGCGGACACCATTTAGGTCAGGGTTAAACCTAACAGCTGTTACACTATCGTCGCCCCCAACTAATACCCGGAACATTGAAGTAAACGGGAATATTGCTGTGGGATACTGCTTTCTATACGCATAGTACTGCACTAGAGCGTTTATGAGTGTGTTACCTATAGTAGTGTTTGGATCACCAGACTTTCTGGTGTACGGACACTCATACTTTACACCGTGCGTGGTCACGCCGCGGGTATGCTGCTGCATGTCAAAGACATGTAGTGCTTTGCCGCGCAAACCATGCCGCACATATATGTAGCGCTCTAGGGCATAGGCTGAGGCGCCTATGGTCGCGTCGAAACGCGTGAAATCATTCGATACGGTGGTTTCAAAGACAGAAGAGTTCGCCCATGAGCCCATCTTCACCGCGTCTACACCCGACGCGTAAGTTATGAAGTGGTCAAATGACCAACTACGTTTTAGTTGTTCATTGAACGCTACCATCCAGGGCCCTAATATACAGTTGAGTTCATTTGCAACTCCCTGGATGAGGCGTGGATCAAACCCATCCTCAACCAAAAGCTTTTCCTTCTTAACGAAGGACTTTCTTATTGCAAGTTTACTAAGCTGATGTTTAGTCAACCCTTTAAGTACGTTGTCATGTGCTTTAACGTTCTGGGCCTGCCGTGGAGCAGGAAATCTGCTGTTCCACTTTCCAAAAGACCAAGCTTCGACACTTGAGTAATTTGGAAATAACGTATCAAAATCCTCACGCACCTGTTCCATCAGTGTTGCCCATTCGCCAGGGTCCTCCCAAAGTGGTATTAATGCCCGATTGGCAACCGCCACTTCTTCATTGTGCTGACTGGTTGATGGCACAATGGGGACATGCCCTGCAACAGACGGGCCATACCGATAGAACTCTACAGACTTTGAGGGTTCATACACCTCAATCTCGTACACACGGCCTACGACAGGCTTATTGGTAGTATCCCTGCTGGTATACCTAGAGACTGCCTTAACAGCAACTCTATTTACCCAGAACAGTAGAAACCAAAGCATGTTGCAGACCCGTTGCTTCACCGTAGGTGTGGTCACCCACCCTGATAGGGTCACATCGAGATCTGCGATCTCGCTGTGATGTTCTTGTTGTTGATGCTTGAGTGCCTGTAACGTCTTCCGGCGTGCAAACGCGACCGCATAACTAACTATGTTGGTCGAGTATGCTAAAATATCAGTAGACAATACAGCATATTGGTTTGTCTTTACACATTTGAGTAGTTCACCATGAACCCTGACCATCTGATCAGTAGAATTCTTGGTGAATTGACAAATGGAAACCAAATGTGCAACCAATGCTATCGGGGCAACAAAACCCATCGGGCCGGGCTGGTACATTTCATTTTCAAATAAACGGCCCCCGTCTGCTAACAGTGAACAATGAGGCCTGGCAGTTAAATGATCCACGTTTAATCTAGCAACATCGAGCGGCACATGGGCGTAAGCAAGGTTGAATTCATAAATCGCGGAATGTCCAACTGTCATAACCCTTTGCCACGTTTGTGTTACTGGGCTTCCACCATGATAACCATGGTGTCCGTTGGTGACGCGTAACCAATGGAGG